GTTCACGCTAGACACGGTGGCCCAGGTCTGGTCGCCGCGTAGGTAGGTGGTGCTGTTGGCCGTGCCGCTGCCGAGCCGGGCCGTAGCGACGGTGCCGCTCGTCAGGTCACTTGCGCTATGCGTATGATCGAGCGCACTGGCCCCGATGTCGGCGGGCGTGAGAGCGTCCGAGCCGCCCGTCGAGTGCGAAGCCTTGTGGGCCGCCAGGGCGAGCGAGCCACTCGAAGTCGTCAGCCCCGTGCCGATGGACAGGGCGACGGTCTTCGTGCCAGCGTCATAGGTGACGGGAGCCGTCGCGGCAGCCACGCCGCTATCGCCCGTGTCGCCCTTTGGTCCAGTGGCTCCCGTCGCTCCAGCGGCCCCGGTCGCACCAGTGGCACCTGTCGCGCCGGTCGGGCCTGCGACCCCTTGCGGTCCCTGTGGGCCTGTCGGGCCTGCTGGGCCTTGGTCGCCCGCGTCACCCTTTGGCCCTTGTGATCCTGTTGGTCCCGCTGGGCCTGTCGCGCCAGCCGGCCCCTGCGGACCAGTTTCTCCGGTATCGCCTTTCGGTCCCTGCGGACCAGCGGCACCAGTTGCACCAGTTGCACCTGCGGGACCAGTCGCGCCCTGCGTACCTTGAGGACCGGATGGGCCTTGTGGGCCAGCCGGGCCGGTCGCACCAGGAGCCCCCGCCGGGCCAACAGGCCCCTGCGGGCCGGCGACGCCGTTAGCAGCGAAATACGCCCCGATCTGCTGGACGCTCGTTCGCTTCGTGGCGTTGTTGCTCGACACGATGAGCAGGTCGGTCCCTGCAACGGTCGTGACTGCGGGCAATTCGCTGACGCGCTTCTGGAGTGCCATGTGGTCCCTTAGTCGACTGCCAGCGGAATAACGATTTCGTCGCCCTGCTCGGTCACGATAAACGTGATGTCGCGGTCGATCTGCTTCGTGTGGATGCGGAGGATCGTTTGGAATGCGTCGGCGTAGTGGAAGATCGGCACGCCACGCGGGGCCGTCACTTCATACAACGTCGCCACGCCGTCAAGCGTCTCGAAGATCACGTCGCCACGCCTCGGCTCGCCGTAGGGGAGCTCGTCCGTCTTGACCAAGTAGTCGCGGCTCTCCCAGGCTTCGATCACGCCGTTTTGTCCCTGAGCCTCAAACGTCGAGCGGCTGATCGAGGCGACCATTTGGGCCGTGTTGCTTCCCCGCCGATAGGCACAGAGCGTCCCCGCCGACTGCTTGAGTTGGTTGGCGAGCCACGCTGAACCGGAGCGGAGAAGGTCGGCCATTGGGTTTCCTCAAGACAGCCACCGCCGCAACGCCCCGGCGGCGCGCTGGAGGTGATAGCGCACCTGCCGGGGGTTGCGGTGTGGACTCGCGTGCTCAACCGATGTTGATGAGCACCTGGACGCTCGCGTCGCCAGACGCAGCCGCCTTCGCAGCCTTGCCAGCACGCTTGTTGTTGGTCGCGGTCGTCGTGATGTTGCCGGCCGTGGCGTCCCAGTAAACGAGAGCACCCTGACCGATCGCACCCGTCGCCTTCGGCATCGACCAGACGCCTTCGACAGAAACCGCACCGAGAGCGTTGGCAGCGATGGCACGGGGAGCCACGCACACCAGGTCGTTGAGCACGACCACGCCACCGGCCGCAACAGCGGAGGAAGGCGTGTGGTCGATCAGGCAGTCGCCTTGAACGTAATCAGCCATTTGGATCACCTGCTTTCTGAGGAATGGGTTTGGTTGAATCATGCCGCCGGGCGGGAGTTGGCTCCCGCCCGGCGGTCACGGTTTGTCAGACTAGGTCGCGTCGCCCTTCACGGAGGCGAGGTACTCGGCCTTGGCGACGCCAAAGTCGAAGTAGCCACGCATCTGCACGCCGAGCGTGTTGAAGTCGGCTTCCGCCGTCTCCACCACCGGGCTCTGCACGCCGTTGAGGAACGCCACTTCCATCGCCGGCAGGTCAGCCGGGTTGGCGACGAGGTAGTAGTCCTCGGCGCTCGTCAGGTACGAGGTCGAAACGACCTGGTAGCGACCGGCGAGCACGTTCACGTTGGGACCAGCGGACGAACCGCCGACGAGCAGGGCAGAGCCCATGATCTCGGCAGCCGCGATCTCAAGGTCCGCCGGCACGAGCAGGATGCGGGGATCAACCGCAACCGGGTTGCCGTCAGGATCCTTGAGCTTGCGGAACTTCGTCGCCAGCTTCTTCAGGTTGGCGAGCGAGAGCGCGCCAGCCGTCGACTCCAGGTTGCCCCGGCCCGACGTGTACCACGATCCGTGGTTCGCCTGGAACTCAGTCCAGAAAGCGTCGTTCAGGGCAAGAGCGCCGCCACGACCGATCCGCTGCGGGACAGCGGTCAGCGCACCGAGGTCATCGTTGATGAGGTCGGTGCGGGTCACGCTCGTCATGATCCCGTAGGTGTCGGCCGAGATCGTGCGGCTCTCGTCGCTCGCAGCGGCGTTCTTGAGCTCGCCGCCGTTGGCGACCTTCTCGAACTTCATGCCGCCGTTGAGCCGGTACGAGGTCATCGTCTTGAAGTCGTTGACCGAACGCACCGAAGAGACCGAACGCCACGAGCTCTCGACGCCGTTGAAACCGGCGAGGAGGAACTTGTTGACGGTCGACGACAGGATGCCGGCGATCGAGTGGGTCGCCCACGCGGCCTGCATGATGGGACGCAGCGTCGAGGCGGTCAGGCGGCGCGGGCCGTCGTAACCGTTGGCCTCGGCCGCAGCGACCAGCACTTCGCCGAGGCTCGTCGACCGCTGCACCTTGGCAGCCGCTTCGAGGGTCTTGGCGTCGTAGTGCTTTTCGATCTGCGGGAGGCCGCCCTGGAGGGCGAAGGACGCTTCGATCACGGCCGCCTGGTTCTCAGGAGCCTTGGAGACGTGAACGGCCGGAGCCGCCGGACGCTCGTCGCGGGTAGCGGTGAGCTTTTCCATGTTGGAAACCTTCTGGGTAAGGGCTTCGATCTGTGCCTTGAGCTCGTCGCTCGAACCGGCTTCGACCTTGGGGGCTTCCACGGCGACGCTCGCCGGGGCTTCCACCGCAGCAGCCACGACGGGCTCCTCGATGGGCGTTTCGCTGGCGTCGTGCGCCATAGAAGACTCCTCTGCCACCTCTTCGGCGGCGATTGAGACAGCCGTGCTCCTGTCCGCCCCGAGCGTCACGAATGACGTTTCGCGGAGGGTCGAAGCCCGGACGATGCGAACAGGCCCAACGTGGGACTGCCCGTTTGCGGTGGTGGCTTGGTCTTCGCCGAACTTCAGATGCCGACCGACATCGGCACCGACGCTGGCTTGCCACTGGTAGCCCTTCTCGGCGAGGGCGAGCACTTGGCGAGCGTTCTCGCTGTCGGCGAGGATCTCGCCTTCGACGATGAGTTGCCCGCCCTGCACGCTCGGCACGCCTTGCCCGAGGATCGACCCGAGGGCGTAGTCGTGGCCGATCACAATCGGGATCGTGCTCGGCAGCGACATCCCGGCAAGGTCGATCACGACCGGCTCGCGGCTCCACCCCTGCCGAATCGGCGCGCCGGTGTAGGCCACGATGCGGAACTTCTTCGGCCCCGGCGCGGACTCGCCGTCAGCCGCCTGGAGAAACGTCACCTGAGTATCGAGCTTGATGCTGCTCATAGGAACTCCACGAGGTCGAATGTGTCGTCGAGGTCGTCGTATTCGTTCATGCGTCGGCCCCCTCTGGGTCGCCGTTCTCGTCGAGCGTGCCGCCGTAATTCACTTCCGGCGTGAAGTCGACGAAGAGACCGAGCTCCTTCTGGAGAGCGATCTCGGCCGCACGCTGCCGCAACTCAACGTCCCACCGCTTGCCCTGGCGGGCGTATTCAGCGGCGAGCGTCGTCGTGTGCGTCCTCAACCTTGTCTCGGCGGCGTTGGCTTCCTTCGCCGGGTCGACGTGATCTTTCCCGTCCCAGACCCAGCCCCAATTCCACTCGGAGAACGGCGGCATCCCGGCAGGCAGCAGGCCCGCGAGCGCGGCCTCGTTGACCCATGCCGATAGCAGGCGATCAAGCATCGTCCGCTCGATCTGGTCGCGCTCCACTCGCTGCGTCATCGCATAGACCTGGTGATCCATGCGACCGCTGGCGTAGTTGTAGGACGACGAATTCAGAGCCCCGACGTTGAATGGAATCTGAAGGCAGCGAAAGATTTCGTTGAGGATCTCGGTCTTGAAATCCTTGTAGGTGCTCGTCGGTTGCTCGGCCTTCAGTTGGGAAATATCCCAGCCTTCGGGCAGCGTTGTCAGCGTCCGCTTGCTGATCTCAAGGGCCGCGAACGACTCGACCTCGTCGACCTCCGCAGCCGGGGAATTTGAGTGGATGAACGCAGCCAAGTCGGCCGCCGTCTCCGCAGCGGCGATGACCGCCTCGGTGTAGCGACGCAGTTGGCCGAAGAGCTTGAGAGCCGGGGCGACCTCGGGTACGCCGCGATGCTGGCCCGGCCGCGAGGGCTTGAACCAATGCACCATCTGCGCCGCCGGAACCCGCTGAAACTCAAGCGTGTTGACGCGGAAGTTCGAGCCGGGGTGGAAGTTCAAGACTTGATAGGCGACGACGTTGCCGATCTGGTCGAACTCGACGCCGTCGACCGTGTTACCCTCGGGCGTGATCGTCGATGCCATGAGCTCTGTCGGCGTCGCCACCATCTCGGCCTCGACGAGCCGCACGTCGAGCGTTACGCCGTCGAGCCGGGGATTCGTGACCATGAGCGCGAACGCTTCGCCGTCGACGACCAGGGCTTCCCGCATGGTCCGCAACTTGGCGGGCAGGTCGATCGTCCAGCCCCAGTCGAAGAAAAGCCGCTCGACGAGCCGATCCGCTTCCGCGTCGCCCGTGTCGAGTTGCAGCCGGGGTCCGGTGCCGATGAGATCGTTCGCCAGCGTCAAAGAGATGCCAGCGAGGTAGGAGTTGTTTGCGCGTTCGTACCTTGCCCGGTTGCGCAAAGTGCGCCGCACGGTCGGCGACAGGGCAGCGTCAGCCGAGAAAGCGTCGCTGTTGGCCCAGTGCTTGTAGTCGTCGCCCTTCTCGGCAGCGTCGTAACGCGCACGGACCACCGGGACCACCGCCGGGCGGGGCGTCTGCTTGCCTCGGAACAGGTCGAGAAACGCCACTCAGATGGTCCCCGGAGGGATGATGCGATTGAAGCGGAGCCCGCGATGCTTGTTGGTCGATGACGCCGCAGCCTTGGCGGCGAGGTACTTGTCAGCCTCGATGATCTGATCGAGATCGTGGGCCTCGACCTCGCCCGCGTCGGTGCGGACGCGCTTCGGGCCGACTGCCGCTTCGGCGAGCTTGTTGGATACTTCGTCGCTCATAACAGCGACGGTAGACCGACACAGGGGGTAGACCGTAGGGGGTCTAGCCTCAGACCAGCGACCACTCGCCGTCGCGACGCTCGTAGAGGCTGACCTCCACGACGCCCAACCGCCGGGCAATGTCGGCCGTCACAGGCGAGAAGACCGCGAGCTCCTCCGCGCCGTCGATCACGCCAGCACCCAAGAGAAACGCCGATAGCGCCGTGGCTATGCCGCGCCCACGGTGCCGCTCGCCAGTGAACTGCTCAAGCGTCTGGTGGTTATTCCAGACGTGCGAGCACGCCCACCCGAGCAACGCCCCGTCCTCGTGCCAGAGGGCAATCGGCGTGTCAGACGAGCCATTGCCGTCGAGAATCCGCCGCACTTCGAGATTGAATTCGCTCCCCGGCTTCGTCAGCCGGTAGCAGATGGCGAGAGCGTCTTGGGGCTCCATGCCGTCAACGGTCGTGAGGATGATGCTTGGCATCCTCGCAGCATGGCAACGCTGTCAAGTTCCGAGCTTTTTGAGCGTAATGATCTTTTTCCCGCCCGGCCCGCTGGGAAGCGTCACCTTCTTACGCTGCCGCCCGCCAGCCTCCGTGGCAATCGGATGGACGCCCGCAATCGACGCCGCGACCGCAGAGCCGACCAGGCAGTCGAGCCAGTGGTTATCCCTTCCGCCCATCTTCCACTCATCGACCACCCGGCCACGGGCCTCGGTCCTCACCGGGTATTCGCTCGTCAGGTGCTCGAATAGGAGATCGTGCTGGCCGGCGTGGAACGCGATCGCCTCGGGGTCGCCCATCTGCAACCGCAGGCGAGCCGCGACGAAGGTCTTGTAGAAGTTCGTGTCGTAGAGGCACGACCGCTGCCCCTCGGAAATCTGCCCGACCTTCCAGTTGAGCCCGATGCGGTCGCCACGGCTTTTCTTCTCACCGATCGGCTGGCTCGACGCGCCGATGCCTTTGCCGTGACTCGGCAGGATCGCACCGGCAAACGCTGACCGCCGGCAGAAGGTGCGGATCGTCCCCGTGCTCTGCCCCCAGTTGGCGTCGATGAGCATTTGCGAGATCCGCATCGCCGCCCCGTCCTCGCGCTTCCAGTCGCGGCCCATAAGCAACTGAGAGACCGACTCTAGCCCCGCGTGGAGCGACGCCTCGAAGCCCGCCCCCTTCGCCGCCTGGGCGAGCGTCCGCTTGGCGTGCTTCGCCTCAAAGAACGACGAAGCCTGGTCAGGGAAGGTGCCGTAGGCCACGACGTGACCGCCGAAGGACTGATTCCACGAGGCGACGAGCCAGAAGAGGAGTTTTTCCTGCACGTCGACAAACGCCGTGAGCGTCTGGTGGTCGAGTGGGATTTTCCCACGCTCCAAGGTCGTGGCCCGCAAGGCGAGCGAACGCTTGTCGAGCTTGTCCGACGCGATGTCGTCCGCGATCGGTTGGTTCTGGTATTCCGCCAGAAACGCCGACTCGCCACGGTCGATCCGCAGGTTCCAGGCGTGCTGGATAGCCGTCAGTTCGTCCTCGTTCTTTCGCTCGGGCCACGCCACGCGAGCCCCGGCATCCATCGCCGCCTGATTCTGCCGGTAGTGGTCGTCAGCCGCCCCGGTGCCGGTCCCGTTCCGCTGGCCCTCGCGCCGCAACTCGGCGTATTGGCTCCAGAGATCCTCGGCTGTCGGCCACTCGTAGACGAGCTTCGTCCGCTCGCCCTGCCATGCCGGGTGCTTCGCACGGTCGAGCAGGCGGTCGGCCAGGTCGTCGGGACGGATGACCGTGATCGTGGCGAGCCCCGAGATCTTCGCGCCCGGCCCGGCGAGGCCAAGGATCGCACCGGAGAGGATCCGCTCGCGTGTGTCGCACTGCGACGGCGACCCGGCTGACTCGTCGGTCTGCGGATCGTCGATCAGCACCAGCGACGGGCGGACGGTCTTCCCATCGGCCCGAATGTGCTGGGCTCCTCGGATGCGGCCCGTGATGCCAGCGACCCGCACGGCAGCCCCAGCGGACGGCGCGCCGGGAATCCATGCCAGCGTGATCTGGTCGGCGGTCCATTCCAGTTGCGTCGGGTTGCCCTCGTAGGTCTGCCCCTTCGCCCGCTGGCTGATTCGCTCCAGAGCCCGAATCGGGTAGCAGGCTGCCGGGAAATCCTCCAAGAGCAGGTCGTTGGTTTCGAGATGCACCTTGATCACGTCGAGCATCTGGCACGCGATCGCCTGGTCAGCACCGACGAGCATCACAAACGGGCGATGACCGCAGAGCACCGACCACAAGCAGGCCCAGATACACAGGGTCGACTTGCCAGACCCACGCGGCATCGCGAACGCGAAGAGCTCGCCACGCAAGACAGCCGCCTCAATCTTCGAGATCGCCGTCAGGTGGTCCGCAGACCACGCCAGCGGGAACGACTCTGCGCCGTAGGTCTCGCAGAATGAGCGGAAGTTTCGCTCGCAGGCCGCACGTCGCTTGGCGTCCACGACCGGCGGGATCTCGCCAATGTCGCGGGCAGTCGACGTGATCGCACGCGAACGCTTGCCAGCGTCGGCCTTCTGCTTGTCGTATCGCTTCCGAGCCTGGCTCTCACGCTGCGAACGATCGGAAGTTCGTGCCATGCCTGAAAAACCCGGTGATTCAGCCGCAGCGTGCGGAAAAGGCTTGTTTTCTAGGGCGACTGAAAAGCCGACCCGCCCAAGTGGTCAAAAACAGTGTGAAAAATGGGA